ATCATTGATAATTGTTATGTCCATGACGCTGTTAAAGCTACGAGTGATGATCTAATTGCTACGAAGATCGCGTTCGTAAGAGCGCAGATCCGATTTCCATTAACAGTATAACTGGAGGAATTATGTTCTATAAATTCCTCAAGAAGTCAGCTAAAGGCAAGGGAATCCACATTCCCGACCCGCGGCTACCCATTGATTATCCATGGGTGGTGACAGCAGCACTTATTAGTGATCTTGGACAGTTTCTTAATGTCAAGGATCTGGAGACTATCAAATGTATTGTAAGAAATCGCAATATAGATGGTATTCTTCAGCTTGCTGAAACGTGGGGTTTACAGAGTATTAATTCCACAATTGATACAAATCTTGTCGAGATGACAATAAGGTATCAATTATCCACACTACTTAAGAGGTATCCTTTTCCTTCTTCGAAGGAAATGAGGAGGTCTGTCGCAAGAGAGAAATTCCTTGCGGCGGAGCGAGTTTGTTCTAGCTTTAACACTGAAAAGTGGCTAGAACTGGCCCTACCTTTGAACGAGGATTTGCTCAGCGTCTTCACCTTTGCACGCGGTTTTATTACGCGTGTATTGGATTCGATGCCAGAGTTTCTCGAAGTGGTAGAATGGTCACGTCATGGCCCCGGTGCTACCCTTAGTACTATCGAAGGTTTTAATTCCGTATATTCCAAATACGAAGTTTGGCCTTACGACGTCACTAAAGCGGCACGCGGACACGCCCAACGTATCATCATGTTAGATAAACGCTGGCTAGGAGCTCTCGAAGACGATTATCGAAATGTAATGGAAATTCCAAAACATAAGATTCTCGACTGGAAGATCTTCTGGTCAAATGTTTTTAACATGGTGGACGGTAACCGAATTACTTTCGTTCCAAAGGACGCTCTCACTGAGCGTACTATTGCAATTGAACCAACATTAAATCTGTATCTCCAATTGGGTGTCGACGGTTATATCCGTAAGAGGTTGAAAACTTACGGAGTTGACTTAGACTCCCAAGAGAAAAACAGAGAGTTGGCTCGAATTGGGTCTATTACTGGAGAATTCTCCACAATAGATTTAAAGGCTGCATCTGATAGTATATCTGTAAAGATATGCCACCTTTTGCTGCCTCCCATTTGGTATCGTTACCTTATGGATTTGAGGTCTCCAACCGGAGATCTCGATTCAGAGATCATTCATTATCAGAAGATCTCTTCCATGGGTAATGGATATACCTTTGCATTGGAATCGTTGATTTTTGCCTCCATTATTTTTGGAGTGCAAAAGCACTTTCGAGGTAAATTTGAGAAGAAGACTTTTGCAGTTTTCGGTGATGATTTAATCATCGAGGCTGACTTAGCTCCTTATCTCATATATTATCTCGAAAAGTTCGGTTTTGCGACTAACTCTGATAAGACCTTTATAAAAGGTCCTATTCGGGAAAGTTGTGGAACTGACTGGTTCCGTGGACTACTCATTCGTCCCGTTTTTATCACTGAGTTCCCAAAGAGTCTAAAGCAATTATTCTCAATCCGTAATAGATTGAGGAGAAAACTTGAAATTCAATGGGGCCTACAGGATACCTCCACTGTTAAACTTCTCGACCGTTGGTGCCCTGATAAGGGCTTAGGCCTTATCGGCCCACCTTCGAATGAGGAATTTGACACTTACCGTCATATGAGCTTTCCTTATGGAAAAAGGAGATCTCGTGGACAGTATTGGCGCTTTCTGCGCGTGGTTGTTGTGCCAAAGAAATTTCGAGGAGAAAAGTTTTTCTTCCGGAAACTTATGGCGCAATTACGGTCTGAACAAGGCTATCTGACCGATTTCGATCGGCTGATAGGGCTAAAGGGTGGAGGAAGTCTTTTCGATGTTACGCAAAGAAATCGCGTAATACCGAGCGTGGTAACCTCTCGGGCCTATTATTGGCCTGATATGTACCTCACTTAATGGTTCTAACCCAATCATTGACTGAGTTAAAAGGCAAATTGCCTCACAAGGATGC